GGTACTACTGCAGATTCTGGTGACAACTTCTCACCAGGCTTGACATCAGCAACAGATCATACATTTACAAAAGGCGCAAACTCAGGTGCACTAACTACATCTGAAGTCTTGACAGGTTTTGACCTATTCGAAGATAAGGACATCGTAGAAGTTGACTTCTTAGTTGCTCCATCGATGAACAGTCGTGCAGATCAGACAACTGTTGTGAATGATTTGATTGCAACAGCATCAAGTCTACGTAAAGACTGCGTAGTCTGTGCTTCACCTGCAAGGTCAGACGTAATTAATTTGACTAATACTGCAACAATAACAAGCAATATCACTACAACCGCCGATACTTTCACAAGTTCATCATACCTAGTAATGGATGGTAACTTCTTGAAAGTGTATGACAAGTTCAATGATCAGTTTATTCAGATCCCTGCCTCATCATCTACTGCAGGTATTATGGCCGCGACAGATTTAAATCGCGCACCATGGTTCTCTCCTGCAGGTTCAAGACGTGGTGGATATCTAGGTATTACTGCAATTACTTGGTCACCTACAAAGGCACAAAGGGATACACTATACAAAGCAGGGGTCAACCCCATTGCAAACATCCCAGGCCAAGGTGTACTGTTGTTCGGTGACAAAACGAAACTTGGTCGCCCATCTGCATTCGACAGGATCAACGTCCGAAGACTATTCTTAGTTCTAGAACGTGCGATTGGTAAGGCGGCAGAACAAGTTATGTTCGAGTTCAACGATGAGTTTACTCGCGCAGAGTTTGTCAACATAGTAGAACCAGTACTACGTGAGGTGAAAGGTCGTAGGGGTATTACAGACTTTAAAGTGGTCTGTGATGAAACCAACAACACTGGAGCCGTGATTGATCGTAACGAGTTTATTGCAAATATCTTCATTAAACCTGCACGTTCTATCAACTACGTCACTCTGAACTTTGTTGCTGTTCGTACAGGCGTTGACTTCGAAGAAGTCGTAGGAACGGTGTAAGGAGGTAGACAATGGCAATTTTAGGAGTAGACGATTTTAAAGCAAAACTAAGAGGTGGGGGCGCACGTCCTAATCTCTTCCAAGTTACCATTAACTATCCTGCATTTGCAGACGGTAACCCAGAACTGACATCTTTCTTAGTTGAAGCTGCAGAGCTGCCCGGCTCAACATTCGGTCAAATAGTCATACCTTTCCGAGGTCGTCAATTAAAGATGGCAGGGGATCGTACATTTGCAGAATGGACAACAACTATAATCAACGATACAGACTTTGCAATCCGTGACGCACTAGAACGTTGGATGAATGGTATCAACGGACACAATGCCAATACTGGTCTTGCGGTTCCAGTTGCATACGAAGCAGATCTTAAAGTTGAACAGTTGGATCGTGAAGGCGATATAATTAAGACGTATAACTTTAGAGGTGCATATCCACAAGATCTCGCACCTATCCCATTATCATTCGGTGACAATGACAACATCGAAAGATTTACATGTACTTGGGTATACCAGTACTGGGAAAGTAATACTACTAGTTAACTAAATAACAGATAGGGCGGTAATACTGCCGCCCTATTATTTTATCTGAGGACTACAATGGCAGAAAATAATGGTTTAAAGTTATTTGGTTTCGAAATAAAACGTGCCAAAAACAAAGATGAAGAGAAACTTCCATCCATTGTTCCCCCAAGGGACGATGAGGGTGGTAGTTATGCAACTGCCTCTGGTACACACTACGGTCAGTATCTAAACCTAGACGGTGATGATTCAAAGGACAACTATCAATTAATAATGAAATATCGTGGAAATGCGATGCACCCAGAAGTGGATGCCGCAATCGAGGATATTGTTAACGAAGCAATTACTGGCAGTGAACTAGAACAAACACTTGATATTAATCTGGATGACGTAGATGCACCAGACAAAATCAAAAAATTAATTAAAGAAGAATTTGATTACATTTATGGTATGTTGAACTTCAAAGAACTGGGTCATGATATATTCAGACGTTGGTATGTAGACGGACGTTTATATCATCATCTAATATTGAATGAGTCATCACCTAAAGAAGGTATACAAGAAATAAGACCTATTGACTCCGCAAAAATGCGTAAGGTTAAGAAAGTCAAATTCAAAAAAGATCCTGCAACTGGAGCAAAGATTGTAGAAAAGACTGAAGAGTTCTTTATCTATCAAGAGAAGCCTGGGTCATCAACCAGTGGTATTAAGATGACAAATGACTCTGTGTCATATGTCACATCTGGGTTATTGACAGAGGATCGTAAGAAAATAGTTTCGCATATGCACAAAGCATTGAAACCAATCAACCAGTTAAGGATGATGGAAGATGCGTTGGTCATATACAGACTTGCACGTGCACCAGAACGTAGAATATTCTACATAGATGTCGGTAACTTACCGAGAGGTAAATCAGAACAGTACATGAAAGATATCATGGCACGTTACCGAAATAAACTTGTGTATGATGCAAAGACTGGTGAGATCCGCGATGATCGTAAACACCAATCACTACTTGAAGACTTCTGGTTACCAAGACGTGAGGGTGGTCGCGGTACTGAGATTACTACATTACCAGGCGGTGAGAACTTAGGACAGATCGAAGATATTATCTACTTCCAAAAGAGAATGTATCGATCACTAAATGTTCCAATGTCTCGTTTGGATACAGAGAATGTTCAAGGTATTCTTGGTAGATCTACAGAAATTAACAGAGACGAACTCAAGTTTCAGAAGTTTATTGACAGACTGAGAATGAGGTTCTCTCATCTATTCTATGGAATCCTAAAGAAACAACTTGTTATGAAAGGTGTTTGTACCGAGGACGATTGGGAGTCATGGAAGAGCGATATCACAGTTGATTATGTAAAAGACAATCACTTTACAGAACTACGTGATGCAGAAGTATTTCAAAACAGATTGGAAAGTCTTGACAGGGTTTCTAACTATGTTGGAGAATACTTTTCTAAGGAATGGGTACAGAAAAATGTACTGCATCTATCTGATGAAGATATTGAGAATATGAATAAAGAAATGGAAGGGGAAGATGATGGTGAAGAAGAACAGGAAGTACCAAATAATTCTCCTACCGATGGACAAAAATTTGAATTGAAACCTGTACAAGGAGATGAAAAAGAAGATGAGTGAAGATACACAAACAATGATTCAACAAGCATTGGATCAAGACTGGAACAAAGCAAATAAAACTTTTAGTGACATGATGTCAGTTAAGTTGCAAGATGTTCTTGATCAAGAGAAAATTAAATTAGCAGACCAAATTTATAATGGAGCAGAAGAAATTGAAGATGATGAGGTAGAACTAGATGATGACCAACTCGAAATGGATCTGGAGGACGAAGGAGACGATGGCGAGGAAGGGGAAGAGGGAGAATTACCCTTGGAAGATGCCGAAGAGGGAATACAAGAGCCCAGTGATAATGTGGAACTCGAAATGGGAGACGAAGACGGAGAAGGGGAAGAAGATCCGAGTCCTGAAGAGTCTTGATGTCAAAGAATAAGAAATTATAAATAATATAAATTAAATGAAAACATTTAGTCATATACGAGAGTCATTGGGACGTAAACCGAAAGGTCAACTTGTTGTTAACAAGAAGATAGGTCGCATCCAAATGATGGTATATAAAGAACCCAAAGGGTTCGCCGCCTATGTAGACGGTGATCGATTAGATGTATATCGAAGTAAGGGTGAAGCAGAGAAAGCGGCATCCGAAATGATAAAGGTATTAAAGAAATGAAACTGATTGCAGAATTTACCGAAAACAATCTGGAAGTTCTCACAGAGGACAAAGACAATGGCGAGAAAACATACGCCATTGAAGGTATCTTTATGCAAGCAAATCAAAAGAATAGGAACGGTAGAATCTATCCTAGAGATGTCATGAACGCTGCGGTTAGTAAGTATGTCAATGACCAAGTATCTAAAGGAAGAGCATGTGGTGAGTTAAATCATCCAGAAGGGCCTACCGTAAACCTAGATAAGGTTTCCCACAAAATCGAATCTCTTCAATGGGAAGGGGATGATGTTGTGGGTAAGGCGACTATATTGGAAACTCCTATGGGTAAGATCGTAAAAGGTTTGCTCGATGGTGGTGTCAGTCTAGGCGTATCGACTCGTGGTATGGGAAGTTTGAAGAACGGTAATGACGCAATGATAGTGCAAAAAGACTTTATGTTGAATGCAGTAGACATTGTTCAAGATCCATCTGCACCTAGCGCATTTGTTAATGGAGTTATGGAAGGTGTTGAGTGGGTTTGGAACAACGGTATTATCGAGGCACAAACAATTGAACAAATGGAGACTGAAATTAAGAAAGCTCCGCGATCTGATCTTTATGAGACGCAGGTTCGTGAGTTTAAGAATTTCCTCTCGTTACTCAAATCTAAATGACAAAGGAGTCTAATATGACTGAAGAAGTTCAGGATCAAGAACTCCATGACGAAGTAACAGACGAAGTTGTGGAACAAAAAGGTCACGATCCGAAGAATGCTGAAGCACAGTCTATTGCGGCAACCGATAAAGCAGGTGAAGCAACAGGTAAAGCATCCACACGTAAAATGGCGGGTGGAACAGCGAGTGATAATACGAAACAAGACCCAATGCCTAAAACTAAAAATGGTATGATTACTGCTATGGTTAGTATGATGCAAGGCATGAGTAAATCAGATATGCAAAGCATGTATTCTAGTTATAACAAAATGCCAGAGGGTGTTGAACTTGAAGACGAATCAGTGATTTCAGAAAAAGAAGATATTAACGTATCCGTAGATTTCTCTGATGACCTCAACGCACTTGTCGAATCAGAGGCAACTCTATCCGATGAGTTCAGAGGTAAAGCAGAAACAATCTTTGAAGCGGCAATAAAATCAAAATTGTCCGAAGAGATTGATCGTCTTGAAGAAAAGTATGAAGAAGAACTCGCAGAAGAAGTCGCTTCAACAAAAGCGGATCTCGTGGAAAAAGTCGACAATTACCTAAACTACGTAGTTGAGCAGTGGATGGAAGATAATAAACTTGCCGTTCAAACTGGTTTACGCACTGAGATTGCAGAGACGTTCATGAACTCTCTGAAAGATCTGTTTACAGAATCTTACATCGAAGTACCAGAGTCTAAGGTTGATCTAGTTGACGAACTTGCAGGTCAAGTTGAAGAGTTAGAGGCTGCCTCTAATGAAGCAATTACCAAGCAAATGGAAATGCAAGAAGAATTAGAAACGTTAAAGCGTGACAAAGTTATCGCTGAAGCATCTGAAGGTCTTGCAGCAACACAAGTTGAAAAACTTAAAAAACTCGCCGAAGATGTAGACTTTGAGAGTGAAGAAACTTTCGCAGAAAAAGTAAACACAATCAAAGAATCATACTTCACAAAGAAAACTACTGAGTCTGCTGATATTGAAGAAGCAGTCGAGGACGGTGATGCTGTAGTAGAAGCAACATCTGACATGATGGCTCAGTATCTATCAGCAATCCAAAAAACTAACAAATAATTGGGAGTCCAAAAAAATGATGACAGCATCATATGACAAGTTGATGGAAAAGTGGGCACCTGTATTGAACGAAGAGTCAGCAGGCGCAATCACAGATAACCATCGTAAAGCAGTAACTGCCGCGATCTTGGAAAACCAAGAACGTGAAATGAACGAACAGTCACAGCAACTACACGAAGCTGTGCCAACAAACAACAATGCGAATGTTGCAAACTGGAATCCAGTTCTTATCGCACTAGTAAGACGTGCAATGCCAAACCTAATGGCATACGACATCTGTGGTGTGCAACCTATGTCAGGCCCAACTGGTCTGATCTTCGCAATGAAGTCACAGTACAAAACTACACGTGCTGGCGCAACTTCAGGTGATGAAGCACTTGCAATCAACGAACCAGTATCTGGTTTCTCAGGTGACTCAGCATCAACACAATCAAACGATACATCAGGTCTTGGTACACTCGCCGCAGTTGACTCTGCAGGTGCCGCCGCAGACTTTGGTGGTGGTATGGCAACAGAAGACGCTGAAGGTTTAGGTTCAGGTGCAGGTTCACCTAACTCTGCTTTCGCTGAAATGGGTTTTACCATTGAAAAAGCAACTGTGACTGCAAAATCACGTGCGTT